AGGCGGCGAACACTTTTGGGTCAGCAACCTATTGGATTCCGCACTACTCCAACACGGCGAACTTCAAGCAGATGATCTCTAGTTCCGCAGCAGAGGACACCTCCTCAACGGACCTTGACTGGATAGTTGCGGTGGAAGCAGGACTCTGGCAAGACACTTCGGCTGTGGATCAGATCACCTTGACCGCGGGAGCGGCCGACGATTTCGTTCAGTATTCAACATTCACGCTGTACGGCGTGACAGGCGCTTAGGAGGCGCAATCATGCCAAGACAAAAAGTAGTCAACGGGGTCTACTACGACCTCACACCAGCCGAAGAAGCAGAACTGGTCGCACGGGCTGAGGCCGCTGACCTAGACCTCAACATGATCCGCTCCCAGCGTGACAGCCTGTTGCGCTCCACGGACTGGACACAGGTCGGGGACGCTGCTTTAGGTGACCACACCGCTGAGGAATGGGCTACCCATAGGCAGGCTCTCAGGGATCTACCGTCGGTGTTCACCCGTGTGTCTGAGGTTGTGTGGCCGTTCAACCCGCCTGATCAGGTGATTGAGGATGCCCGCTTGGCGGCGCTTGAGGAATAATGGCTATCGACTATCGCCAATCAGGGATTGACTATCGAAGTACTGTTCATTCCTATCGGGGTGTCACAACTCATGCCATTACGGCGGCGGTTACTGGTTCAGCGACAGTCACGGCGGCGATAGTTGAAGAAGCGTCCATTACGGCGGCGGTTACTGGTTCAGCGACTGTAACAGCAGCAGCCCAAATGGAAAACTTTATTTCGGCTGCGGTCGCGGCTGCCACTACGGTAGTTACGGCTGTTCTTGAAGAGGCGTCCATTGCTGCGGCGATTACTGGTTCGGCTGCGGTTACGGCTGCGATTGTTAGGGAACGCCCGATTGCGGGTGATATTACGAGTTCGGCTCTTGTCGCGGCTGCGATTGTTAAAGAACGCCCGATTGCGGGTGGTGTTACAAGTTCGGCTGCGGTGGTGGCCGATATTACTTGGTATAAGATTCTTCCGAATGTAACTATTACAACAACGTTACAAGATGATGTTACACTTGCGGTTGAACTATTAGATGATGTTTCTATTACTGTGGGGGTTTAATGGCTACATACGATAAAGACGATCAGGTGCGGGTTACTGCAACATTTACTTCTAATGATGTGGCAACAAACACAACTTTAGATCCTGCGAATAAGGCATTACATCATAAGCCGTCAGGTGACAACGTAGAGGTAAATGCGAGTAGCGACGAGACTGGCATCTACTACGCCGATGTTGATTTGGATCAGATCGGTACACATACTGTCAAGTTCACGGGTACTACACCTGTCAAGGCGATGGAAGTCGTAGAATTAAAAGTCGGCAAATCCGTATTTGACCATTCGTGAAGAAACTGGCCTACGTTCTGCCAGATCCGAACCCCTCAAAGGACAGGGGTGAGGCGAACCGCGCCATTTTTCTGGCGGGGTTAGAGGAACACGGCAAAATAAGTAAAGCATGTGCCATAGCAGGGGTGACACGCTCCGCTTACGACAAGTGGAGGCAGCGTATACCGGGTTTCGCGGAGAAAGCGGACGCTATCCGCCACAAAGCCCTCCTTGAAGGCGGTGCCGAGACATGGGATGGGACGTTTGCGTCGTTTAGAGGCGACTATTTCGGCCATATGTCCCCTTTCTTCCATATTGAGGCAATAAACGCCTACGAAAACACCCCGCCGGGGAACATTACCCTCATTTTGTGGCCTCCGGAGCATGGAAAGACCACGTTGGCGGAGGATTACTTCTGCAAGAAGTTGGCTTTGAACCCAGAGTTCCGTATCACCGTTGGTTCAGAGGGAACTGATATGGCTCGTAAGATTCTTGGTCGTATCCGTAGCCGTATGGAGCCTCACGGCCCGTATCCCCGGTATGTAGCCAAGTTTGGGCCGTTTGTTCCCCAGAATCAGTCTGGTCGTAAGACGGTGCAGGCGTGGGGTGCCGATTACTTCAATGTGTTCAAGAAACAGACGCATGATGAGCGCGACTATTCGATGGTTGGGTTGGGTTGGCGGTCAAAGATCGCTGGTACCCGTACTGATCATCTTCATATAGACGATATTCAATCAAGGGTGTCGTTGAATTTGACCGAACAGATGTTCGAGGTGTTCCGGCAGGACTGGTTGACACGCCCCGGCGAGAAAGGACGAACCAGTATTAACGGTACCCGTGTCGGGTCAGATGACTTCTATGAGCGGGTGATGACGGAGATCGATCCCGATATTTTGCAGGTAATCAAATTTCCGGCGATTGTCACTAATGATGAGGGTGAACCGGAGCCGTTGTGGCCTGAAATGTTTTCGTTGGAATCGTTGGATCGTATTAAACGCAAGGTGGGGGAGGAGGCATGGTCGCGTAACTATATGCAGGAACCTACTTCGTCTTTATCTGCTACATTTACAGATGAATCTATCCAAAAGTGCCTTAATCCTTTACGGTCGGTGACCCATGACCCACCCGAAAATTGTAGTGTTTATATCGGCGTTGATCCTGCTCTTGGTTCAAACAACTGTGTGGTGGCTGCTACGCCGCACGAAGGCAAACTTAAGATTCTTTTCATTCGGGAAGATACTGGGTTAACTCGTAACGAACAGATCCTCGGCGTTGTTGAGGACGCTATTCAGCGTTGTCTCAAGAACGGGTCAACTGTTTCAGATGTGATCATTGAAGCAATGGTGTTCCAGAAGGGGCTGTCGCGGGACGAGCGTCTAGTGGAGATGACTCAGCGTTACGGGTTTCGTGTGCGGGAGCATTTGACTGGTATCAACAAGTACGATGAAACGATTGGTGTCCCGTCGATGGCGTTGTCGTTTATGCGAGAAGAGATTGAGATCCCTTACGCTGACGATGGGCCTACCCGCCATCAGGCCGACCAGTTGATTCGTCAGTTGAAGGCGTGGCGTCCGTTGAAGCGGGGAACACGGCTGCGTCAAGATCAGGTGATGGCTTTGTGGTTTATTTGGATACTTTGGCGGCAACGCAAACAAGCATTTGATGTAGACTCTTCACAATTCAATTATAATGGACTACCGTGGAGGACATCTATGGCTTCCAGTAGGGCGTTTTGATGTATACCTTTGAAGAAATCGTGGGGATCGTTAAGATCCGACAGCAAAACGCATCGCCGCTATTGGCGCGTATGCTGGAAGTCAAGGAACGCTACAACGGTGACTATGTTATTCCGTTGCCGTCGATGGAGAACGAGCCTGTTCTTCCTCCGTTGACACCTGCGTTGATCTCGGAGAACATTGATGCGGTAGCCCAGCGTGCAGCATCGGTTATGCCGTTCATTGGTTGCCCTGCTGTTGATGGTTCCAAGGAGCGTGGCGTCCGGTCGCGCGAGTATGCTGATATTCGTCGCCGCGCGTTGGCTTCTACTTGGTACCAGTCGAAGTATAAGATAAAGATTCGACGGGCTTACAGGCATCTTGCGGGTTATGCGACAGCATGTCTGGTTGTGCATCCTGATTTCGATAAGGGTATGCCTCGTATAGATGTCCGCGATCCTCTTGGTGTCTATCCTGAACCCAAGGCTTACGAGGATGTGGATCCTCCTGCGAACATTGGTTTCATTTACGGCAAGTCCGGGGATTGGATTCGTAGCCATTACCCGCAAGCCATGTCGGAGAATGGTGGCGTTATCCCACCAGACGGCAAGAGTGATCAGGAACTATGGGACATTGTTGAATGGCTTGATGACGAGCAGATCGTTATCGGAATCATGGGGCCACGGTACGAACATTTCAATCAGGTGTACGGTCATCATGGAGCCACGCAGGAATTGTCGCGTGTAGCCAATAGGGCAGGGATGCCATGTGTGATTACGCCGGGGCGAGTTACCTTGGATCGTATCGCATCGTCGGTTTCGCAGGTTGTCGGCATTGTGGATCTGATGTCTAAGATGATGGCGTTAGAAATTATGGCCCAAGAGAAGGCTATCTTCCCTGATAGGTATATAATCGGGCGGTCGGGTCAGGTACCGATGATTGTCGGCGGGGAGTGGAAAGACGGACGCGAAGGCCAAGTCAATGTTCTACTTGACGCTGAACAAATCGGAGAACTCCGGTCGTCACCTGACCCGACAACCAATATAGCCATCGACAGGTTGGAGCGTAATGCGCGCATCTCTACCGGAACCGTACCTCAAATTGGTGGTGAAACATACGGGGCTTTGCGTACCGGACGAGGTATCGACGCCCTCATGGGAGCCGCCTTGGATCCGCGTATCCAAGAAATTCAAGAAATTATGGAGGCTCATCTTCCTCATCTAAACGAGTGTATCTTCGCTACCTACAAGGGGTATTTCGGTAGCAAGAAGTTCTCTATGTTCACTGGCTATGCGGGTGACTTCGGTCAAGTTGAGTTCACACCGAATGAACACTTTGAGATTTTCGATAACGTGGTGTCGCATTCGATTCCCGGTGCTGACATTCAGGGAACGACTATCCAGTTGGGCCAGTTGTTGGGCATGAAGGGTATTAGTCTTAGAACATTCAGGACCAAGCATCCGTATATTGAGGATGCTGAGGCAGAAGGTAGGCGTGTCGATGAGGAACAGTTGGAGGAGGCAGTCATGGCTGCGATCCAGCAGCAGGCTTTGTCGGGTCAGTTGCCTGTGGTGTATGTCTCTAAGATTGAGAAGCATCGCAAGAAGGGGTTGGATATTTTTCAAGCCATTGAGAAGGCTGACGAGGAGATAAGGGAGGAGCAGGCTGCTGCGGCTCCGCCTCCGGGCGAGGGTCAGGTTATTCCCCCGGAGATGGCTGCTGGTTTGGCTGCTGGCCCTGAGGGGATGGCTCCACAGCAGGCTCCACCTTCGGGAGAGTTTTCTCCTGAGGCTGCACAACAGTTGGTTAGTGCATTGAGGGCTGGCTGATGCCTCGTAAGAAGAGGACACAGACGCCACAGACTCCGGGCCTAGAAGCAGGTGCAGCATATGGTGAGGTAAGCGACAGTCTGGCAGCAC